TTGGCTTTGTAGTTCCATCTTGATTCTTTATACCAGAGTTCATCTACACAATAGAACTGTTCAAATGAGTAATCAAGCTGATGAAATGTATATTGTTTTAGTTTAGGTATTGACCAAGATACAGCAACGGAATCATCTTTTAAAAGGCTTATGTTCAAGACTATGAACAGAGGTATCACCAAACCAAACCTTGCGATCTTTCTGCTTCGCAGATCGCCCTTTCGCTCTGAAAGCGAATTTGCGTTTAAGGGTATCACATCACTCCAAATCCATTAACATAACCGCAGGTCAGAAGGCGTGTCGCACAATAGTTCCAAAGCATGATAAGCCTGTTGTGGAACAACGCCATTACCTAGCATTTTAAGTTTTTGAGCTCTAGTTAAATCTAAATCACTAACCCACCCATTGGGTAAGCCCATCATGTATTCTACAAACTTAACATTTAATCGACCTTGATCCAATGTATCCGGAACTGCTTGTCTATCCATCGAACTGCTAAACCTGTGCTCATTCCTGGCTTGCCCTTGGTTTTCCCATTGTTGTAATCCTCCACTCTCTCCTGGTAAGCGTAAAGTGGTTCGTCGTGGTTTCTGACATGCATCACAGTTGGAGTTGGTAGAACATCCATCGATCTCAAATTGGGAGAATGTCGGTTCAAATCCGATGGTGTTCCTATATGTGCATCCACAGTTAATGGAGTAGGCAATAATGAATAACCTCGCTCTTTGGTGGGGTGCGCCGACATCACTAGCTCGAACAACACGCCATTTTGCATCATACCCATTTTGGGCAAGGTCTGCGAGAACTTCTTTGAAACCGAGGCTGAGATGCCCTCTGACATTTTCCAAGACAATGATTTTAGGTCGTAAGATGCTAATTCCTTTAAGTATGTCTGGCCAGATATGTCTTTCATCATTTTCTCCTTTTCGATAACCTGCATGACTAAAAGGCTGACAAGGATAGCCAGCTGTGAGAATGTCTATTGGTTCAACTGATGACCAATCAATTTTCTTAACATCACCTAAATTAGGTTTGTTAAATCTTTGTTCAATTAAAATAGATGCGTTTTTGTCATTCTCAGCACACCAAACCATTTCAGCATTGAAATAAGCCTCAACAGCCATATCCAATCCACCATAACCGGTGCATAGTGATCCAATTTTCATATTGACATCCACCCTTCATACTCAGCTTCGGGACGATCTATTAGCCATTGCTCACGCAATTGGTTTTGATGAGCCCAATCTACATCAGTAGAATCGCGCATGTATGACACTCCATTTCAGCAAACATCCAAGATCCACATTTAGTGCATCGTTTAACGGGTTCTTGAACATCGGTTTGTTCAGCTAGATTCTTTGTGCCGATGGCTTGGCATTTGAGGCATTGAAAGACCCTAAAACCTTCGTGAGTTGGAAACTCATCAAGCCAGATAAACTCTGAATTGGCTGAGCAGAAATTGCACCTGAACTTAACCAAGTTTTCCTGCCCATCCATCGCCCTTAAATATTGCCGGAACAGCTGTATAGACACGCCTTAAAGGCTTATCACATACTTGACAATGAGGAATTTTATGATCCATTGGTAAATCCAATACAATCAGCGTTCCCTCACCATCACACATGTAATCGTAATTAGGCATGATACGGAATCCTGTTGATTGTGTGGCAGGAATAGCATCGAAGCAGATCGCCCTCATGAAGTAATCTGTCATCGTTGCATGTATCGCAAGTAATTGTTGATGGCTCTACTTTAACTCCGTCATCTGTAAAAGTAGCAGTTAAGCCAGAGCCGTCAATGATTTGTAATTCACCCATTTATTCACCTCCTTCAAAATACCATTTTCCATTAGTGGTAAGTTTTGCCCACTTGGCTTCACATTGTTTGGCTTTGCAAACATAACCATAATAAGGCTTACCTCCTTTTGAGATTCCTTCTTTAAGAATATGACCATGCTCGCATGCTGGTGGCTCATTAGGTGTTGATGCACCAATCTCAGCTACAACATCACCAACTGACCAAGCAACTGGCTCAGGCTTCTTATCAGCTGCAAAACTATCTCTTAAGATTGTTTCGATCTGTGCTGATTTAGTGCCGGGTTTGCCATACATGTTTTGTCTTGATTCCAACTTATCTTTGAATGATGGGTTGGCTTCAACCTTTCGCATGTCATCCTTTGTGGCAGTCTTGTCAGATCCCTTTAGTAGAATGATCGCTCTACCCAATGCGCTTGTCGCAGTATCCTCAACATAAAACTTTTTCATATTGGGAATGTAAGTTTCTCTTGAGCCAAAAGCAATGTTGCTAACAGCTGGTGAAATATCAGTAGCATCACGCCATAGGGTCGCTTGCACCAAGATATAACCTTTTTCTCCATCATGGCTAATGACCGATATGTCTGATCTACCCATCGGATAATTGGCAATAAACCATTTGTTTAGTGTTGCCACATCCTCATAGTCCTCTAGATTAAATGCCATTATTGATCCCAACTTTCATCTTGGACTGCATCGAGGACAGTTTTATAGACAGCACCATAGGCGATGAAGTCTTTGATACTGTCTTGATGATCTGGTGTTTCTGTAAGCCTAGAAACCTTGACCAATGCCATACATAGTGCAGCTTGGTGTGGTGTGATAGGGAAATCGAGATAGGCAGACCATAAACCTGCAATTCGTTTGTGATTGTAGAATGGATGACCATAGACACTTCCGCGCTGTTGCAGCGTAGTAATGACTTCATCAAACAAAGCCTCAGTTGTGCTTTTCATAATCAAACACTTCATCAGATTTGCGCTTGTTTTCGATCATTCGGCGATGCATATCAAAGCCATCCTTACGCCCTCTCCAATAGGCGGTATCTTTGGCATTTCCAATTGATGAGAAATAAAACATTACTGCAAACATGGTTCCAAAGAATATCCATGCAGCTTCCAGGTTGTTCATGTCGCTCCCTTACATATCCACAACGGTTGTGAATACATAAAGTTTGACCTAAATCAAGTTATTTATCTACCTGATCTACGGCGTGTTCTATAACGATTAGATAACGCCAATCTCCTCAAGTTCATCGATGTGATCATCAATCGTACGATCCCTATAGTCGGTTTCAAGCCCCATACGACTTTCCAAGAGCTGTGAATGAGCCATCCTTATTAATCGGAATGAGCGTAGGAGTCATGTTTTTGCCGTTCCATTCGAGGATAGCAATACCCATCTGCCAATTGGCTAAGCCTTTCGTATAAGAGGCTTTTGCCTTATTCATAAGGTTTCCTACCTCAATGCCGTATAAAGGTCTGTAATGCCCTCCTAAGCCCTCTGAGAAGGCACTCATGCCTAGTTTATGGGTATGACCACAGACTACGCTCTTACCAGCCTTACGAGCCAAATTAAGGGCAGTTATGCCAGCATTGGGATTGGTGTTGCCTTCATCGCCATGAGCCAAGATCCATCCCTTTTCAAATTCATAGAATGTTTTATGGAAAGTAATCCCTAAATTATCAAAATCCATAAACTTGGCATATTGCAATTCTGGAAGGCTGATCAGCCCCGGCACTTTCAAAAGTGTGTTGTAAAGCCGATCTGTGTGATTTGATCTGACAATGTGTGCTTCCTTGGCATTTTCAGTTAATGCCCAAAGAATATCTTGAGTTGCCTTGCGGTCAGCGTCAAGAGTTTGCTGATAAGCCAAAGGTGTTTTCTCAGCCCATCGAGAAATGGTTTGAAAGTCAATCTCATCGCCAACGCATAAAACGCTATCAAACTTTTCACGCTTTGCCAGCTTGATGACATTCTTGACAGCTGCTTCATGGTGGAATGGAATTTGCAAATCACTTATTACTAAGTATCGCTTAATCGTCATCCTCATCGTCAGTTGGATCAATAGAAGGAATAATTCCTCCATCGCCTACGATCCAATTCGGAAATGTTTTTATTTCAGTCATAAGCCAAAAAGCGTGCTCAGGTGTAAATCCTGCTTTTCTAGCTGCTTTATAGCATTCATGTAAAGCCGTATAGTGCTGATCTAATTTAGATAACGGCTCAGGAGATTGGCGAACGACTCGACGATTAATCTTTTTCCGTTTATTGGTTTTTCGTGTGTTCGCCATAAATAAAATTATCGCTTACTGATTAAGACAAACAGGTCATCGACACGCTGTTCAAGTCTTGAGATTTGATCCTTCATTGATGAGCCTGAGTTTGGCTTAAGTTCTGATAAATAAGATTTAATAACCCAGCGCAGACCCAGCAACAAACTGGTTGCGATTGCGGATACGCCAACGCCAAAGGCGACTAATTCGTTTGCGGTCATTTCGCATTAAGTCCATAATCAACTTCGCTCCCTGATTTTGGATCTATTGCCTTTGCAATTGGTGCAACTAACGCACCGGCAAGAATGGCTAGTTCTGGTCTGATGTCGGCAACAATAGCCAAAAGAACAGTAATTCCTGATGCAGCCACAGCTCTTAGATATGACTTGATTGCAGCCTTATGTTTGTTTGTTAGTTTCATGCATTGCCTCCTAGTAGTGGGATGTTAAAGAAATCTGAATTGTTGTCTTGGTCTTTATTAAAGCTGATATGAATGTGATGATTGTGTTTATTGATGCCTTTGTATTTTCTCCAACGCCAGCCCAATAATGGTGAAGCAATTTTCTCTTGATGGATTACATAACTGATGCGCTTAGAGGTTTTCCCATATTGTCGAATTTGATCTGCCAAGTATGCTGAAAGCCTTTTGTCGTCAGAAAGCCGAGCGTCAATATCAATTGCTCGCACGCATCCTGTTCCATCTGGGTTGTGATCGGATTTTCGTGCGCTATGTCGAGAATCACCAATCCACCCATCAGATTTACGCAAACGCTCTGGGAAGCAATCATCTACTTGCTCTCTAAATTGAACAGCAGATTTTGATAACCAAGCCTTCATTAGCCAAGAAGCAGTTTTGCTTCATCCTCAGTAATGCCTAAACGATCAAGAAGTGCAATTTTTGCTTTAACTTCATTTTCACTAGCAAGAATTTTTGCTGCATCTTTTTTTACATCAATAGCAATTTGCTTTAACTCCTGCTGATTAAATTCTCTAATTTCGGTTTCGCCAGTTTCGCAGTTATAGATTGATTTCATTGCTTTTTCCATATTAATTCACCCCGTAAATTCTCATCGTGCCGCCGCCAAAGTTGGAAGCCGCAGATCCATTCAAACAATCAATTCGCGTAATTGCTGCCGTTGCCGAAGCAGAAACATCCCAAGTGCCAACCGCCATTCCAACTCCAACAGCACCGCCAGAACTTCTTGTACGACCTCGTCTTTCGTAAAAATGGCTAGAAGTTCCTGAAGCGTAGTTATAGATTAAAAGGGTGTGAAAATTGTAAGTGTTTGTACTTGCCATGTTGGTATTGGTTGGGTCATCTACTCTAGGTGTAGTGTCTGCTTGAAAAGAGTTATATGGAGAACTGTTTATGTTTTGTGAATACATTCCAGAATTGCCATAAACATCTGATGTGTCGTTGTTAAAAGTAAATCTTAAATCGGTTGCGTTATCTGTGTTGTAAGGATTTTCCACTTCAATATAAAGGTGTTTATAGGATTGTGAAATGCTCGAAACTGCAACGCTTGCCACTCCTGATAAACTTGATGTGGAAAGTAAAGTCAATGAACCACTTGCAGGAGTTGCCCATGATGGCACACCACCTGAAACTGATAAAACTTGACCAGTAGTTCCAATTCCAAGTCTTGTGTTTGTGTTAGCAGTTGATGAACGATATTCAATATCGCCAAGAGTTGTTGAAGGGTTTAATGCCTTTGTTGTGGTATCAACAGATGAACCAAGCGTGCGGATAGCAGCTGCGCCATCTTTGACCAGAGCTGTATCATCTGGTGTTGTCCAGCCGTAGTTAGTAGTGGTTGCCATTTTTCTCCTATTATCAGGCTACGATTGTAGCGTATTCCCAT